TCGTTCATTTCTGGATAACCCTTGGCAGGTATTCAGAAAAAATCCTGAAATCCTGTATTTCAGCACGGGTGGCGGAACCACCTACTACCAGTCAATAACCGCGGCCTCAACCGCTACGGCGACCTTCACCCGTCTCGTCGACAAGATCGCAGCCGCAGCCTCGAGCGCGACCGGCGCCTTCACCCGCGCCGTCTCCAAGCCGCTCACCGCTGCGGCCAGCGGCGTGGCGTCTGTGGTCAAGGCTGTCGCTGCCACCCTGGCCGCGAGCTCGACCGCTTCGGCCATATTCACGCGCGCCGTTTCCCTGGCCATGAGCGCCAGCTCCGCCGCATCCGCCACCCTGGCGCGCGGGCTCAATCTCGGGCTGACGCTGGCGGCTTCCGCTTCGGGCACGGCCACGCTGGCCTATATCAGCGCCAAGGTCGTGGTGATGACGGCAGCCTCGGCGGTGTCGGCCTCGTTCACGCGCACCGTGCTGGCCGTGAAGTCGGTCACGTCTACGGCCACGCCGGCCTTCGTGCGGCTGGTCTCCGTCACCCATGCGGCGGCATCGAGCGCGGCGGCGGCGCTCACGCGGGTGCGCCCGATCACGCTCACCGCTGCGGCCAGCGGCGCGGCATCGATGCTGCGCCAGACGCTGGCCGGCATCATCGGCGTGGCGCGCGGCATCCTGTCCGTGCTGCGCAACCCGCGCATCGCAGACACGGAATCCACCGGCCCGCGCATCGCCGACGTCGCGCACGCCGGCCGCATCCAGTCCCGCCCCTCAACCGCAGAAACCGAGGCCACCATGAGCACGCTCACCTTTACCCACGACCCGAACGCAGTGCGCACCTATGGCGTCAACTGGGCCGCCGACCTCACCGACGGCGACACGCTGTCCGTCGTGAGCTGGACGGTGCCGACCGGGCTGACCAAGGTCAGCGAAGGCGTCAACGCCGCGGCCGTCACCGACGCCGGCGTCACCTACCCGATCGGCACGCTGGCGCAGGTGCGGCTCTCCGGCGGCACGGCCGGCACGTCCTACACGCTGACCTGCCACGTCACCACGACGGCGGGCGACCAGGACGACCAGACCGTGGTGGTCCGCTGCCTCGACAAGTAAGCCGCAAAAACTGACCTGGCCCGGCCCAACCAGGTCAAGCCCCGCGGCCATGCTTGACGCATGGTCACATTCGCCAATTCGCTCGACGCGCTCAACACCGCCACCCTCGGCGTGTTCGGCAACTGCACGGCGAAATGGCCGGGCGGAAGCTGCAACGCGCTGCTCGACTCCGCCTTCGTCGACACGCTCGGCGTAGTCAACAGCGAATACACCCTGCTGATCGCCAGCGCCGACATCGCCTCGCTCTCCGTCACCGCCTCCGTCACCGTCGACGGCGTCGCCTACAGCCAGCGCGAGCGCCGGCCAGACGGCGGCGGCATGGTGCGCATCGTGCTGGAGCCGGCATGAGCCACGCCCACAAGCTGATCCGCGACGCGGCAAAGACCGCGCTGACCGGCCTGACCACCACGGGCGCGCGCGTGTTCGCCAACCGCCTCTACGCCCTGGCCGACACCGAACTGCCCGGCCTGCGGATCTCGCTCGACAACGAATCGGTCGAGACCGAGACCGTCAACCCCTACCCCGTGCAGCAGCGCACGCTCGACCTCACGGTGGAGTGCTGCGCCAAGGCCAACAGCGCGCTAGACGACGCCGTCGACCAGATGCAGCTCGAGGTCGAGACGGCGCTCGCGGCCGGAATCAGCGTCAGCGGCAAGACGCTGGACTGCCTGCTGGTCGGCAGCCAGTTCGACGACGCCATCGGCCTCACGCCGGTCGCCGTCAAGAAGGCCGTGTTCCAGGTCACGTTTTTCACGCACAGCAACGCCCCGCAAACACTCATCTAGGAGAGCGAAATGTCAACCGTCCACAAGTGGAGCAACGTAGCCATCGCCATGGAATCGGCCCTGGCCGCCGCCGTCACGATCACCGGCATCAGCCAGGCCGCGCCCGGCGTGGTCACGGCCACGCACAGCTACAGCAACGGCGACTACGTCAAGCTCACGGTCAACGGCATGTGGCAGCTCAACGGCCGCGTGTTCCGCGTCTGCGCCGTGTCGACCACGGTAAGCTTCGAGCTCGAGGACATCTCCAGCGGCGTCGGCATCGATACCTCGGCCTTCGACACCTTCACCAGCGGCACCGCCGAGAAGATCACGTTCGGTACCTCGATCACGACCGCGACGACGATGTCGGCCAGCGGCGGAGACTTCAGCTTCATCGACACGACGACAATCCACTCGAACCAGAAAACGCAGATCCCCGGCACGGCCAACCCGCTGTCGTACTCGTTCGACAACCTGTGGGACATCGCAGACGCAGGCCAGGTGGCCATGAAAACCGCCTCGGACGGCCAGGCGCAAAAGTGCTTCAAGGTCACGTTCGGCACCGGCGGCGCGATCATGGTCTACGTCGGCTATGTCGGCTTCACCGGCGCACCGACCGGGCAGGCGCAGGACAAGGTGGTGAGCCCGGCCACCATCACCGCCTTCGGCCAGCCCACCTTCTACTCCGCATGAGCGCACTCGCCGACAAGATCCGCCGCGCGCGAGAGTCGAAGGTGGAGGCCGGCGGCCACACCTTCACGATCCGCCGGCCGACCGACGTCGAGGCGATGGCGCTCACGAGCGCCGACGTGCTTGAGGCGGTCTGCCGCCATACGATCGGCTGGGACCTGATCGAGCTCGACCTCGACGCCGGCGGCACCGATGTCGCGCTGCCGTTCGACGCCGACGCCTTCCGCGAATGGGTGGCAGACCAGCCCGACACGCTGACCACGCTGGCCGACGGCATCCTGCAGGCATACCAGGCGCACGCCGAGAAGCGAGGCGCCGCGCAAAAAAACTGATCGCCTGGCTTGAGCGGACGCGACAGCCGATCAAGCCAGGCCGACCGGATGCAGCGACGGAACTGGCCGTGCAGGCGTGGAACATGCTGGGCGGGCTCGAATGGAGCGGCGTAGAGATTGTGGCGGAAGTGCTCGGTGTCGAGGACATTGAAACCCTGATCGCGCAGCTGGTTGCACTGCGCGACAACCTGGACGAGTCTAATGGCTGACAGCAACATAAAATTCAGGCTGACCGCATCGAACGAAACGGCGTCCGCGTTTTCGGGCGTGCAGAACAGCATGAAAAGCGTCGGCCGCGAGGCCGAGCAGCTGTCGTCCAAGCTCAAGTCCACGCTCGGCACGCTGGGCCTCACGGTCGGCGTCGGCTATACCGTCAAGAGCCTGGCCGAGCTGTCGGACGCCTACGCCAACATGCAGGCGCGGCTCAAGCTGGCCAGCCGCAGCACTGCGGAATTCAACGACGCCAACGCCGACCTGGTCCGCATCGCCAAGACGGCGCAGGCCCCGCTCGAAGAAACCGGCATTCTCTACACCCGCATCGCCTCGAGCGTGAAGGACCTCGGCGTGAGCCAGGCCGCGGTCGCATCGACCACCGAGGCCGTCGCGCTGTCGCTGCGGATCTCGGGCGCGACCGCGCAGGAAGCCTCGGGCGCCATGCTGCAGTTCTCCCAGGCCGTGGCGGCAGGCGTGCTGCGCGGGCAGGACTTCAACTCGGTCAATTCTGCCGCGCCGCGGCTGATGCAGGCGCTTGCTGCCTCGCTCAAGGTGCCGGTCGGCCAGCTGCGGGCCATGGCCGAGCAGGGCAAGCTCACGCGCGACGTGCTCATTAACGGCCTTCTCCTCCAGCTTCCCAAGCTGCGCCAGGAAGCGTCCACGCTGCCGCAGACGATCGGCGCCTCGATCACCGACCTCAAGAACAAGCTGCTGCTCGCCGTCGGCGAATTCAGCAAGATGACCGACGCCACGCGGACCTTCGCCCAGGCGCTCAACGGCATCGGCACGACCGGCATCGAGACCGTCGCCGTTCTGGCGGCCAACGTCGCCTTCGTGTTCAAGGGCATCGGCAACGAGATCGGCGGCATCGGCGCCCAGCTCTCCGCGCTGGCGCATGGTGATCTCAAGTCCTTCGCCACCATCGGCCGGCTCATGAAAGAGGACGCCGCCGCCGCGCGCCGCGAGCTGGATGCCTACGAGAAGCGGGTGCTCGGCATCGGCCAGAAAACCGGCGGCTCGGGCACCGGCGGAGCAGTCGCAAAACTCCCCGGCGGCGTCGCCATCCCGGCAGGCCGTGCGGCCGGCTCCACGTC